GTATGAAATATTATATTAAGGAGGACATATGAAACATAAACTACTAGATTTATTTTCTGGCATCGGTGGGTTCTCTCTTGGTGCAGAGGCTAATGGTATACCAACTGTAGCCTTTGTAGAGAAAGACCCATTCTGTCAGAAAGTATTACGTAAACATTGGAGTAACACACCAATCATATCTGATATTAGAACAGTGAAAGGAGAAGATTATGAAACAGATGGAGTTACAATTATCAGTGGAGGATTCCCATGCCAACCATTCAGTCAAGCTGGAAAAAGAAAAGGCAAAGATGACGACAGATATCTCTGGGATGAAACTCTTAGAGTCGTTGCCGAAACAAAACCAGAATGGTTTATTGGAGAAAATGTTGACGGACTTGTTAGCATCCAAGACGGCATGGTACTCAGACAAGTGCAAGATGACTTGGAGAAAGAGGGTTTCCAAGTCCAATGTCTTGTTATTCCAGCTTCAAGCATCGGTGCTTGGCACCAAAGAAAAAGAGTCTGGATTATTGGACACAATGTATCCAACTCCATCGGCGAGTTGTCAGATGGACGTAGTAGCACCGCCAAACACAGTAAAACAAAACAAAAGTGGGTGGTCAGTGACGAGGCTAAAAACTGGAACAAAGTTCGGAGCGAAACTGAACGATGTGGTAAACAAACTACAACACGAGGGGATGTATCCGACTCCAAAGGCGAAGGACTACAAGGATATAGGGTTCAAACCAACATGGAAAAAGATGAGGGACAAGTCAGTTCCATCAGTAGCCCTCAAGGACAACGTACATGGTGGCAAACTGAATGCTCAGTTCGTGGAGTTCCTCATGGGATATCCTACGAATTGGACAAAGATAGAGCCAATCGAATAAAGGCACTTGGTAATTCCATAGTGCCACAGATTGCCTATCAATTATTTAAATCAATAGTAACTGTAACAAAGGAGGACGATCATGAGCAAGTCTATTGGTGTTGACCCACGATTCATACATTGCGAACAAGCAATGAATGACTGTCGTCACCAAGCACGAATGTCTAGAGTGAAAGGTGAGGACAACAAGGCTATGTGGTATGAGACACAAGCCGACTACTACGAAGAAATGCTACTGCAAGGTAGAGAATACGAACCATTATTTTAAAGGAGACATAATGTTAAAAGATGTTGACGGCTTTGACTACTCAGATGATAACGATGATGATGATTTACGAGAGCGAGAGTATGCTCAAGACGAGACAGTAAAGTTAATCACTAATCTAGAAGCTGAGATTGTTAACAGACAGAATCTGTTTGTTGGTGCTATGACAACCCTCATGGATGCATGTTACTTTCATGCTCCAGAGGATTCAAGTGCTACACATTTAATATTAACTGCACATCAGAAAGTATTGGAGGCAAGAAAGAAAGCGAGTGATGATGACTAAAGAACTGTTTGCCCTATACCTAATTTTCTCTACACCAACTGGTGTGGAGGAGAGGTTTGTTATGGAACGAAAGAACTGTGACAATCTAGAACCGATCGTTGAACAAGAGTTTAAACGATTGAATATTAATCGAGATGGAATAAACTCTGGGCATATGTGTATTGGTTGGAAGTTTCATCTTATAAGACAAAGGAATAATCATGATTGAACCAGTGATCATAACCTTTTGGATTGAGATTAACTCTCGGTTATACGAGAAGACTATACCAAAAGTATACAATGAGTGTGAGCCTATCGTCTCTCAAATCTATGAGCAGTACGAAAAGTCTAACGGCAAAGTTGTCGCAGTAAAATGTGATACATATAAACAATACAAAGATAAGAGGGAGTATTTCCATGGTAAAAAGTAACGGATCTGATATAAACGATGACGAGATTCTTTCTGATGTAGAAATAGTCTATGCATTAGCTAAGATAAAACACTTCAAAGATATAGTACAAACAGTATCAATTAAAAGATATTCTCAAGAAGAATATGTTGATGTTGTTGAAGCTATCTTTGAGGACATATTTAACCCACGAACTGACAAGGAGAAACAATAATGAAACTAGAAACTTTAAAACAAATGATGAGAGAAGTTATAGATCAAGTGCGAGATGGTACAGATGTAGATGATCTATCTGATCAAGAGATTGGTAAGTTAATTGAATATGCAATGTATGAGATATTGAATCCACCTAAACAATCTGTGAGAGATAGGATACTAAACGAAGTAACCACTGACGATCGTCCATGTGACACTGAGGCACCAGATAATGTAGTGAGGGTCAACTTCAAATGACAAGCTGCAAAAGAGTAGGGTGTGATAATGAGGTCACATCCTCACGGAATGTGTATTGTTCGATAAGTTGTGCAACAACTGTTAACAATAAGTTGTATGTTAAACGGATCAAGAAAGATCCAGGTGTTTTCCGTTGCAACTATTGTAACAAAGAACAACCAAAACGGAACAATACAATGAACAAGTATTGTGATAATGTATGCCAACAAAAGCATCGCAAATATATTCGCAATACTAAAATAGAACGAGATGAACATATGGGTAAGTCTGTTGGTAAGAAGAGACTGATCATTGCTTATCTCAAGGATACTAACCAATGGTATTGTCACCAATGTAAAGTAGGGGCAGAAGAGGCGCCGATGGAGTTCCATCATATCGATGGGAATCGCTATCACAACCGTCTGTCAAACTCGATGGTGCTCTGCCGTAATTGTCATGGGAGAACACATAACTTCAAAGGTAGAAACAAAGGGTGTGGCCACTATATATAGTTATATATAGTTATCTAGAGATATATATAGTTATAAGAGATATATATAGTTATAAGAGATATATATAGTTATAAGAGATATATATAGTTATACGAGATATATATAGAATTAGCATTAGACTAACACTAGACTAGTATTAGACTATATATAGTCCCCCTCTGTATATGGGGATAGGCTATCATTGATTTCGAAATCTGGCAACCCCTTGACAAAAATAATTAGAGGATGTATTTATAGGGCAAGACCCGCAAAAATAATAAGGAGACGACATATGACAATAAATTATGACCCAAAAAGGTTTATACGACACACCAGTTGTGACAAGTGTGGATCATCGGATGCCAATGCTTTGTATGCCGACGGCTCTCGCTTCTGTTTCTCGTGCCGAAACTACACTGAACCTCCCAAGGACAAGACCCGCCTTGAGGAACTGCTTGGAGACGACACAAAAATTCAAGGCTCGGCGCCGAAAGTTATACCACTAGGTGTTAGTAAACCTATTACTGAAAGAAAGATAAGCCAAAAGACTTGTGAGTTCTTTGGTGTGACAACCACTAACGATACTAAACCTAATCTATATAAACACCACTACCCCTACTACGATAGTGAGGGTAACCACATTGCAACCAAGGTCAGAAGAGTTGTCGATAAATCATTCACAGTGGAGGGTAAGACTGGGAAAGCTTTATTGTTTGGGCAACACTTATTTAGTTCTGCTAACAATAAGGTGGTAACAATATGTGAGGGAGAGATTGATGCAATGTCTGTCTATGAAATGTTTTCACCTAAAAATTATACAGTCGTTAGTGTTAGGACAGGCGCAGCTGGAGCTGTTACAGATTGTAAGAAACAATATGAGTATATTAATAGCTACGAAAAAATATATATTTGTTTTGATAATGACGAGCCTGGTCGTGAGGCGAGCAGAAGAGTCGCTGAACTATTTCCACCAAATAAAGTATTCATTGTAAATCTTACACTCAAAGATCCTAACGACTATTTAGTTCAGAACAAAACAGAAGATTTTATTAAACGATATTATTCTGCACAAGCCTACACACCAGAGGGTATCATACTTGGTGAGAATACTTGGGATCTTATTGCTAATGAAAAGGTAATTGAATCAATACCTTATCCGTGGGAGGGTATGAATACTATGACTTACGGCATGAGACTCGGTGAGTTATGTACGTACACTGCGGGGTCAGGTATAGGTAAGTCTAGTGTAATGAGAGAACTAGCTTACCACATAATAAAGAACAGTAATCATTCAGTTGGTTGTTTATTCTTAGAGGAATCTGTTGAACGAACAACCAAAGGTATCATGTCTGTACATGCCAACAAACCACTGCACCTACCATTCTGTGAATCAACTATGGAAGAGAAACGTGCAGCATGGGAGGCTACCCTTGGTACAAACAAAGTAAGAATGTGGGATCACTTTGGTTCTACTGATATCGATAACATCATATCTAAAGTACAATACCTAGCTAGTGGATTAGATTGTAAGTTTATTATACTCGATCACTTGACTATGATTGTATCGGCTATGACTGGTGACAATGAGAGAAGAGCAATCGATAGTATCATGACAAGGCTTAGAACTTTAGTTCAAGAACAGAACATACATCTGATGTTGGTATCTCATTTAAGTAGACGAGCTAGTTCAGATAGTGGACACGAAGAAGGTGCGATAGTTAGTCTGTCACAACTCAGAGGTTCACATGGTATTGCACAACTTTCTGACTTTTGTTTCTCATTAGAAAGAAACGGACAAGCAGAAGACATGGAGAAGAGAAACCAAACTACAGTTCGTATACTGAAGAACAGATTTAGTGGAGAGACTGGCCCATGTTGTTGGTTACAATGGCATAAAGATAGTGGTCGCTTAACTGAAATATCTAACCCAAAATCCAAAGACAACGATGACTTTAAGGAGG